GTATGGTGAGGGAAATATGAAACTGGAAATCGAATACGTGCCGATTGATAGCATTACTCCATATGATGGCAACTCGAAACTCCATCCCCCCGAGCAGATTGAGCAGATCAAACGCTCTATCGAACTGCTCGGCTTCGATGACCCGATTGCCGTATGGAAAAACGGCGAGATCATTGAGGGGCACGGGCGGCTCATGGCCGCGCAGGAACTGGGAATGACAGAGGTTCCCATTATCCGCCTCGATTCCCTCACTGATGAACAGCGCCGTGCATATGCGCTTATTCATAACAAGCTGACGATGAACTCCGGGTTCGATATGGAAAAACTGAATATCGAACTCGCGCAGATTCAGGAAATTGACATGGGCGCGTTTGATTTTGAGGTCGAGCCGCTTGTCTTTGAAGGCGAGGAAGAGGCGGAGGAGGCCGAGGAGCATGCAAAGCTGATTGATTCGTTCATCGTGCCGCCGTTTTCCGTCCTTGACACAAGACAAGGCTATTGGATGGAGCGCCGTGCGCAGTGGAAGGAAATCACCGGCGATCTTTCGCAGACGCGCGACGGCGAGTTTGGCAAATTTACCTCAAACGGCGGTTTCGTCGATTCCATCAACGGCGGAACATCGAACTTTGACCCCGTGCTGGCGGAGGTCATGATGAAGTGGTTCTGCACCGATGGCGGGCACATCCTTGACCCGTTCGGCGGCGAACAGACGAAAGGCGTTGTCGCAGGTGAATGCGGCTACAAATACACGGCAGTCGAAATTCGGCAAGATCAGGTCGATGTCAATGCCGAGGCCGTAAAGGCCTATCCGGGAGTGACTTACATCTGCGGCGACAGTAACAGCATTTCAAACCTCATTGAACAGCGCGGTTTCGACTTTTGCTTTACGTCCCCGCCGTACTATGACCTCGAAGTATACAGCAAAGAGGACATGAGCGCGCTCGGCACATATGAGGAGTTCATGCGGCAATACCAAAACATCTTTCAGCAGTGTTTTGACATGCTGGCAGAGGACACGTTCCTGGCGATCAAAGTCGGCGAAATCCGCGACAAGAAAACCGGCATTTACAGAAATTTCGTCGGCGACACAATCACGTGTATGCTGAACTGCGGTTTTGCCTATTACAACGAACTTGTCTTAATCAACTCCGCAGGCACGCTCCCTCGGCGCGCCGGACGCAGTATGAAATCACGTAAAGTCGGCAAAATGCATCAAAATGTCCTTGTCTTTTTCAAGGGCAATCCGGAGCATATTGCCGCAAAATTCCCGGAACTGCGGTTTGATATGCCGGAGGAAGAGGACGAGGAATAACGTATGTTCTACGAAATCGGCCTTGCGCTCTATACGGCATTCACAGAAAAGCGGCCAGAGGCAAACGTGCCGAGCGAATACAAGCAGATTGCCGGGCATGTCGCCGCAAAATGCGGATGGGGCACGCGGTTCAACGCCGTTGAAATGCGCGGCACGGTGAAGCGCCTCCCGGAGAACAGGAAAGTCATGATCGCGCTGTCGGGCGGGCTTGACAGTGTATATCTGATGTATAAATTGCAGGAGCAGGGATATGATGTCACGGCGGTGCATGTCGCCGGGCTGAATAAATCCTCCTCCAGCTTTGAGGAGCGCTATGCACGCGACGCGGCACGAAAAGCCGGGGCAAAATATATTCCGGCAAAGTTCAAAGCGCCTCGGCAGGTGTTCCCCGACAACCCGTTCAAAAATCAGCTGATATTGTCCATCATGCTGGATATAGGCATTGCGCGCGGGATATACCGGTATGCAATCGGGAGCGATTGGACAACTCCGCTGTCGGAGGCGGTTGTCGGCTTTACGATCACTGACAGCGCCGAGGTCTATCTTGCATTCTGGAACGGCGTGCGCAAACGTTTTGAACAGGCCGAACTCGTTTTCATACCGGATAACGAAAAGAAATACGAGCGGCTCCAATACCTGTTCGACAAGGGCGCGCTCGAATGCGTTTCCTCCTGCATTTCGCCGCTCCGCTTTCGTGAAAGTCTGCACGTCAAAAACGAGCAGAAATATCACATCAAGCTGATGCCGGGCAGATGCGGAAGTTGTTACAAGTGCGCTATGGAGTACATCCTGCTCGTGGAGGCTGGGAAGATCGCAAAGAACCCGGCGTTCTATGCACATTGCTGGGACACGCTTGCAACATCTAAGACCGCTCACCGGCCTGACCTGTTCGCAAAGTCGCTCCCGCTGGAAAAACGATTAAGGAATCTGAGGAATTATGGGAGTTGAACTCTTCCGGTTCAATAACAAGCAACTGCGGGCAATAGCAATCAAGCGCTACATGGCCGCGCACGGGCTTGACAAGGCCGTTTGCTTTAGTTGCGGCAATGCATCACGGGCACTGAAAGAAGCGGGCGTAAAAACGCTTGACATCAGCCCGACAGGGGATTTGCAGTCGAACAGGTGGTTTCGCGTCGGCGAAATCCGCGCGGCATTCCCCGGATACTTTGATGCGACAAGCGGCCATCTTCCGATTGATTGTATGCTTGATGTGTCAGACGAGTTTTACTTTGCGCTTCGAATTTTACCGGAGGCAATCAATCTTCCGACAGGGAGCGGGGAAACACTTGTCTGCCTGAAACTTGCATTCCCGGAAACAAAAATCACAGCAGTATATAATTTAAACCCGGCGACGCAGTTTGAGGAGGACGCGCCGTTGAATGCGCTTGTCCGTTTGCTGGCCGATGATATTATATACTGAAACAAATACCGCGCATTGTCGCGAGGAAAGGCGGTAAAGCGGCAATGAATAGCGACAATTTGAAAGGGCACGGATTCCATGAGCGAAGCGCCGAAGAAGCGCGAGAAAGTGGAAGAAAGGGCGGCATTGCGTCCGGCAAAGCGCGGCGCGAGAAAGCAGATATGCGCAAAATGGCGCAAAGACTGCTCGACGGTTCGTTTACGGATAAAAACGGCGCGACATTTACCGGCCTCGAATTAGTCCAGCGCGGTTTGATACAGAACCTCGGAAATCCGAACGGTAGAAACTGGGGTCGCGCGATGGACTTTTTGATCGCACTGACAAGCGCCGGAATGTCAAAGGAACAGCGCGAGCATCTTGTGGCCGAAACGGAAAGCATAAAGGCGCGGACGGAACTCTTGCGCGGCGGCGGCGAACAGCGAAATGGCATTCTGGAACAGCTGATTGAGGGGCTGAAAGATGATTTACACGGCGAAGCAGAAGGAACTGATGCGGGCGTGGCAGGAGAACCGGCTCAAACGCCTGAACATCCTTGAGGGGAGCGTTTCTTCTGGCAAAACATGGGTCAGCCTCGTTTTGTGGGCGTTCTTTGTGGCAACTATGCCGGAGGACAAGTTATACATGATGTGCGCCAAATCGCTGACAACGCTGAAACGGAATTGCCTCGTGCTATTGCAGGAACTTGTCGGCGAAAGCAATTTCCAGTATAGCATAGCGCAGAAGGAAGGAAAACTGTTCGGGCGGCGCGTTCTGCTGGAGGGCGCAAATGATAACCGGTCGGAATCGAAAATCCGAGGCCTGACATTGCAGGGCGCGTATCTGGACGAGGCAACGCAAGCGCCGCGCGACTTTTTTGTTATGCTCCTTTCCCGTTTACGTTTGCAGGGCGCGAAATTGATCGCGACCACAAACCCGGAAAGCCCGACGCACTGGCTCAAAGCTGAATATATTGATCGCGCCGAGGAACTTTCGCTCCTCGATTTTCGTTTTTTGCTCGCGGACAATACGACGCTCCCGACAGACTATATCGAAAACATCAAACGTGAATACACCGGCGTATTCTACGAGCGGTTTATTTTGGGCAGATGGGTTCAGGCGGAAGGCCTGATTTATCCCATGTATGCTGACACGCTTTGTCAGCCGCCTGTCGCGCGAGCAGAGCGTTACTGTATGTCTATAGACTACGGCACTCAGAACGCCTTTGCGGCGTTGCTATGGGGCAAATACGGGCAGACATGGTATCTGATAAAAGAATACTACTACTCCGGACGGACAGAGCGGGCGCAAAAGACCGATGAAGAGTATGCTGATGATCTGGAGGCATTTCTGCGGGCGTATGTGCCGGAGGGCTGTTCTGCGAGCGCTGGCGTGCTCAGTTTTTTGCAGGGCGGGCGGCTCTTGACGATCATTGACCCGTCTGCGGCCTCGTTCATCGCAACACTGCGCAAGCGGCATTTTTACAAGATCGTCAAAGCGAAAAATGATGTTGTGAGCGGTATACGGGAAACGGCAACGGCGCTCCATACAGGAAAGCTGAAACTCAATCCCGCGTGCAAGGCGATCATCAAGGAAATAGAGTCCTATGTATGGGATGATTCGCCCGGCGAGGACAGGCCGGTAAAGGAAAACGATCATGCGATGGACGCGATGCGCTATATGTGCTATACACTGCACATCACAAAAAAGCAGACAGAGGTCATGGCGCTTTTTTAGCGTGGCATTATGAACAATGAAAAGGCGGTGCTCAGCGAGTGTACACGTTTCAAGATTTACAGAACTGCGGGGACGATGAAATCCGCCGTATTGCGTTCGTAGAATCCGCGATCGCGAACCATATCAGTTCGGAGCAGTACCGTGTTGCAAAGAAGGCGCGGGCGTACTACGAACACCGGAATCCGGACATTTTGCTTGTCGAAAAGGTTATCTATGATTTCCTCGGTATGCCGCATCCTGACAATGTAACGCCAAATCACAAACTCCTGAACGCCTATTATCCGCTGATTATCGACACGGGCGCGGCGCACTTGCTCGCAAACGGCGTGTCGTTCAAAAATCCGCAGGTGAAAGAGCGTTTGGGGCGCAACTTTGACGGCACGCTCCGCAAAATCTTCATTGACGCGCGGAACAGCGGCGTTTCTTACGGCTATTTCGACGGGGAAAACCTGATTCATTTCCCCTTTGAGCAGTTTGCCGCGCTCCCTGATGAATACACGGGCACAATCCGCGCGGGCATCCGGTTTTGGCGGATTGACCCTAAGAAACCGATGACGGCTGTTCTGTACGAGGAGGACGGCTTTACCGTTTACGCGCAGGTCGAGGGGAATGCGCTCGTACTCCAGCAAGAAAAACGGGCATACACGACGCAACGAGTGAGCAGTGAAGTGCAGGGCGTATATTCGGAGGACATGGGCGAGGCATCCGTGCTCCCGATTTATCCGCTGTATAACATACTCAAGCAGAGCGCAATCACCGGCAATATTTCAACACTGACGGCGATTGATCTTGTAAACAGTCAGCTGATAAACAACATCAGCGAGGGCGATTTGATCTATTGGGTTCTGCAAGGTTACGGCGGGATGGACGATATTGATGACGCGAATTTCCTGTCGCATCTGCTGAAAAACCATGTTGCGCACACTAACAACGAGGGCGAAAAGATCGAGCCGCATCAGATAACGGTGCAATTTCAGGCAAACGAAAACGGCGCTGTCCGCCTGAAACAGATGCTTTTCGACAATATGCGCGGGGTTATGACGGAACAGCTCAATGCGGGCAATCTTACGGCGACCGCGATCAATTCGGCATATACGAATCAGCGGCTGAACAGTACACTGCTCGAATACGAGGTTATTGAGTTCCTTTACGGTATATTCAAGATCGCGGGCATCCCGGACACGGAAACATTTTCGTTCCAGTATTATGAAACGATCAATGCAAGCGAAAACATCAACAATGTCATCGCGGCGGCGCAATTCCTCGGCGAAACGGTTTCGACGCGACTGCTTGCGACCTATCTGGGCGTCGTTGATGACATTGAAGAAATTGAGCGGGAAAAGGCGGCGACAGACCTTGCGCGGCTCGGCATGATCGCTGAACCGCCCGTGCAGGAAGAGCCGGAACTGGCACTGGAAAAGGAAGAGCCGACAGAGCAAGGCACATGACAGCCGCGCACGGGCTTGACAAGGCGGGAGTGAGCGTTCATGGCCGGTATACCTAAAGACAAGCGATACGTGCCGCGCAGGGACGCTGTCAGCGTTTCAGGGCGTGATGAAGGCCGGATGGAGGTTGACCTTATCCTTGACGGCCTCGAACGCCTGATATATGACGAATACCGGGAGGCGGCAACGGAGGCGCGGGCAAAGGCGCTCCGGTATCTGGAACAGTTCCGTGCTGAGGATTTCAGGCGGCGTGAGGAACTGAAAGCGCAGGGCATAAATCCCAAAAACGACGAGGACTATACGCGCTGGAGACAGTCGCATATAGCGACGGGGCGGCGCTGGATGGAACTGATGGACACGCTTGCAACGGATATGACGCATCATAACGAAATAACGGTAAGCGCTCTGAATTGGCATATGCCGGAAGTGTATGCTTGCGGATATAATTACGGGCTGTTCAACGGCGAGCGACAGGCCTTGCGCGTTACGCCCTTCACGCTTTATGACCGGCGCACGGTGGAAATCCTGCTCCGGGATAATCCGCAATTGGTT